CATGTGCATTGCCGGTACCATGTACAGGTATGCCCAAGTTTCTCCAGATGTCAATGGTCGAATCTTACACCCAGGTTCGCCGATGATCAATAGTTTTGCCTGTAAGAGTATTTCTCTTCCAGACTTTTGACCATCTTCCTTTTCCTCAATGAACTCTCCATACTTTATGGAAGCCCATAGGAAAAGGAGCATTCCTAGGCGCGCATCAAATCCCTTATCGAACTGGATCCCTAGGGACTCGTGTATAGTATACACTTGTCCTAGTTCTCCATCCATTTCTTCTTCTAAGTAAGCTATTTTATAAATAGGGGAAGAAGCATACTCTGCACTGCAGAGTGTGTTCCCGTACATATCATATATGTACCCTTCACTTATTTCGAAATAGTTTCCGATTGGTGTATTCATAAACTCTACTAGCTCGGACTGAGGTAGCATAATATGCCACTTCCCCAGGTCTGACCTGGATGCCTCCCAACATGATCCATTGGATAAGTTGAGATGAGTCCTCTGAAATAGAGTTTTCGATTGTTTACTGGCCATTTGGGTGATGTTTTCTGATATTATCAGACCAGCATCATATGCTTTTTCGACACCTTCAACAGTCTTCTCCCTGAGAAGACCGTTTATGTAGTCGACAAGCTTTTCCTGCGTCGCCCTCATTGAGGGCAGCGGTAGGAACCTACTCTGGCTTATATATGAAAAGAAACGAAATTCTTTGATTTCAGGCTCCAGTCTTACTGGACACCCGTATGCTTCCATAAGCATATCATAGACTTCCGCCTCTTCCTTGTCTAAACTGTTGCGACGCGTGGCTTGCTCTAGGACATTGTCCTGAAGCTCGTTCGCTATCGCTGTAGTAGCCTTTTTCCACAGTTTGGTAAAGGCGTCCGTTCCGATCTCTAGAATCTTATGAAGACTCCAGAGTCTGATCGACTCTATACTACACAGTTTGTTTACATCTCCGTCCAGAGCTAGATACAACAGGACAGTCAATGACTGCACTACAATGTAGATTCTGTCGTTTCTCCTCTGGCAGAAGTTAACTAACCGTGAAGAAAGTTGTGGGGTCGCGGTAATACCGCGCTTTCTGCAATATGCTCGGAGGACTTTCCTCCTCTGCAGCTTGCAGACCCTCACAGTTTTCTTTCCCTCACAGACGTTCACCTGACGAGGAGAGAGAATGGTGGTACCATCCCCTTTCTCTCGCCTATCTGCGACTGATGTACGAAGACCTAGTTCTTCAACAAGGCGCCAGGTGGTTAATAACTTACCTAACACCTCATCGTTTTCAAGGCCTGACATCGTCG